TTACAATCCTCATCAAAGCATATGCAGAGTATCTTAAATTTAAAATTGTCAACACCATATTTTTCAAATGCTTTTGAAAGATATCCTCCCTTTTTTGAATAATTACCAGTTTTATGTTGAATCCATCTCTTATTTACATCAAGTTGAGTTGTTTGTCCAACATACTGTTTACCCGTAATTGTATTTGTAATAAGGTAAATATATCCCATATGATATACTTACACTAGTACAATATTTCAATTTTGTAGATCCAAATAAAAAGAGTACAGCCTTACTTCCAAGATTCAACCGGTCCCTTTTGAACATATGTAATTTTAATCTCAATTGGATTTACAATCTCAATATGACCCGCTCTAGGCGGCACAACCTTTTCAACCGATGCCTGTTTGGATACAAGCCGTGCTTTCATATAGATTCCAAAACTGGCCGCAAGAAGGAGAAGTGAGACAATATATCCAGGCCCCCACGATTCAGCAAAGATGAGAATATTTGCAAGAGAACCGAGCAAGGCTCCAGAGGCCTGTGCAAATTCAAAGAAGAATGCATTTGCATACTGAATCGTCGCGTATTTACTATTTCGAATAAGCAGTTTGAGTAGAGGAAGTGCTACACTTACGCAGGCTAGAAGAACCATTCCTTGATAGCTTGCACTAATCGTGGTCAAATCACTGTTCCAGCGAACAATCTCTTTTGTAAATGTACTGTAGGCTACTGTCAGGACGGCCGCCTCCAGACTCGCAATAAGCGTCATTTCAATGATTCGCATATTAACATCTATCCACTGCAACTGTAGATACTCTTGCCACACCGTCATACACGCTACGAAGAAGGAGGCACCAAGTGCAGAGGGTATACCAACTTGAAAATTTCCATTCGTATCAGATGTGAAAACAGAGATTGAAATACTAAGTGCAGAGGCAATACAGCAGGCCACCGCTCCAATATGCCATGCATTAAACTTTTTATTCAGAAAGAGATAACTCAATAGCATAGTAAATAGAATACTTGTGCTTATGAGAATTGTAAAGACGCTTCCTGGAATTACATTTACACTTTCACTACGAAGAATTGTGACAATAAAGGTGAGGACACCCATGCCTGAATACTGAACAAAGTTGTCCATCGTCATCGAAGAAACCGATACTCGCCTCTGATACAAATAGATGGGAATCATGAAAATCCACATCTGATTGCTCAAGAGCGCAGTATATCCTGGTAGACTCAGAGGTGGAGTATTGTAGTTTAGACTTTTAATCGCAAGTGTTTCACCTGCCGAAGAGACTGCATAGGCAAGTCCAAAGAGAACTGCTAGCAGATGTTTTTGCTTAAATTGACTATAGTTGAAAGAAGGTATCACCATTTTTCAACTATACAAAAGGGTAGGCTTACTAACTACAAGCTCCACTACTCAAATTTACGGTCGTATCAGTGATACAAAAATAAATAATCCTAGCACTTGCCACACTGATTTCGCAGGGCGAGCAAAGGAGAAGAGATCGACGATGACATTGTTCCAGAGGAGTTGGCCGATAAACGCGAGAATAACTAGCGTAATGACAAACGCAACGAGAGTTGCAATCAGTTCTACATAGGTGTCACGGCTCTTCTCGGCCTGAGGTGAGCCGGACATACCCTCAACAACCGCACGGGTAGCACCACCGATTAAACTGCTGCTCATTTCTGCTCTAGCGATAGATTTTTAGAAAAGTGGTCTCGAATACTATTCTCTGGAAGCCAGAAGACTTTCCTACCTACCGTTGCACGATACATGCTCCTGTCTTCCATATGGGCTACATTTCCTAGAATACGATTACCAGGCAGTATCCCCCCATCAACCCCTACCGCACCGCACCTACAGACTTTATAATCATGTACAGATGTGCTTTCAATTGTATCGGTACATATCTTACAGTAAATTGCATGTCGTATTTGGGTGTATTTAAGACCACCAAATAGAATAGTCGACATTGTCTTAAAAAAGAGCCTAGTTTAAATTATCTCAAATTTACTCCGTCTCGTAGAGGAGACTCTCCTTCACCTTCGAGCCACGGTGCTCCTCAAAGTACTTCATAACTTCAGCCGCCTTTGTCTCAGACTTCAGGTGCTCAGAAAGCAGCCGCTGGATATTCTTATTCCCCAGTGACTCCTTTGAAGTCTTGCGACGGTAGAGAATACGGCCACCGCTGCTCTTCAGATCAAGGGCACCGATATTATTCCGCTTCATCGACTGCAGAATCATCTCCTCCAGAGCCTTCTGACGCTTCGTCTTCTCACGCATCTGGTCCTTTAGTTCCTTGGTCTCATCTACCAGAGCCTTCCAGGTCTTAATCAGATTCGGTAGGCTGGTCAGGTCATTTACGCTATCCGTGGGCGCATCTGCAACAGCTACAACAGGGGCGGTGGTAATGGGTGCACTCATTCTGATTATTAAGTCGCAGAGAGTTTAAACTCAAATTTTTGGGCACTTAACGGGTCGCCCATTGTCCATCCACGCTTCAAGATCCTTATTAGGATTTCTAATCTTTCCATTCAGTGCATGCCACTGAATATCAGAATGGTCTGTGTGATTCATGCGAACAGGTGTTGTTGTGCTGACCGCACCAAACCAATACGGTCTCTTTCCAAATGTGCACGGTCCGTCATAGACTGTATAGTCAATTCCTTCATAATATCCAGACTCTTCGATGACTTCACGAATCGCATTTGCTAGATAGGACGCATCATAGTCCTCGTGAGTTCCCTTTGTAAATCCCCAAGAGCCGGTATACGCATTTTTCACAAGAAGTACTTCCTGATTTCTCAGTAAAATAACACCTGCACCAGGAGGTGCTGCTTCAGAAGTAAAAAGATTGAGTAATCCAAGAACAAAGAAAGCGAGCATCTATCTTCTACTCTGAAATCTTTGTAACCGCCGTTTCACCAACACGCGCAGCAGGCTCCACATACTGGAGTCGCAGAAACTCGAAGATGGCCTGCTCATCTGGCATGAAGGGTGCAGCGACTGCATCCGCTGCAAGAGGCTTCAGGATATGCTCATTGAGTGTATAGCCGCGCGTTAGCGCATGAGAACGGAAGGCCACATTGAAGGTATCTGAACCCGTGAAGTAGAGCACCGCATATGCATACTCCTTGTACGGAGTCAGTAGAAGATCCAAGCGCCGTGCCTTAGCCGTCTCACTCAACTTGACGACGGCCATACACTTCTTGTCACCCAGTGCAAGAATATCCTTGATGTAGCCGGACCTACGCAACTTCTCTACATAGTCATGAAAGACCTTCTTCTGAGCCGCAGGCTTTGCATCCACATCAGGAATTGTAATGAGCATGTCAATGTCTCCAGAGGTCGCCGCCTGCCTGCGGAAACTTCCTACAATGTCTCCCTGACACTCAGAAGGCAGAGCAGCCTTGAGCCACTTCTCATGAGCGAGCATCTCTTCACGAGGAATGCGCTGAAGAATGTCCTCATAGTACTTGAGGCCCATGACCTGGACGTCGTTGAGAAGACGCGTCTTCGTCCTGAGGTCTTCAATGCTGGTGACACCCGCAGCCACGAGTTCACGCGCCTTGACAGGGCCAATGCCATGAACCCTGAGCAATTGGTTATAGAGGTCCATCTTGAGTTCAACACGGGTCTCTGCAGCCGCCTTCAAGCCTCCAGTATCAAGAATCTCCTGAATCTTCGCCTTAATCTTAATGCCGATGCCCTTGATGCCCTCAATATCTGCGATTGTTCGAATTGCCTCTAGTGGCCGCAGGCCATTGATGACCTTGCGATAGGCGAGTGCACTGAACTTCTCTCCACGAATGATGTCGCCTTGCTCCATGGTCTCGAGTTCACTGATGATAAGATTCTTCTTGTTGTCAGCCATGGTGTATTGATGTACAATACAATTGGATGTCAATCTACTTCAAATTTTTACTCAAATAGTTTTGTAGGCTTCAAAGAGCCCGTCATGTAACGATTAAAAAGGAATTTCTTCTCATCCACCTTCTCCAGAACCACATGTTCAAAGGTGTTAAATCCGAAGACCATATGAATCATATAGCCTGCACGGAGAGTGCTGATGAACTTCTTGCGTTCAGCAAACACCTGGTCACGGCAGAACTGCTCCATCTCATACATCAGATTCGGTATGTACTTATCAGATTCCGTATTATTCACATTTCCACGAGTGTAGCGTGTCGCATAACTATTTACATATACATGGCGCTCACCCTTCTTATTCTCGACCCAGAGAGCCCAGCAATCATCTCCAAGAAGTTCCATGACTTGTAGCGCTTGGTCAAAAGAAATAGTTGATTCCTCTTCACATAGCGTAAAATTGTGGGGTATCGGATAATCAAAGTCCATTCTATCCCTGGTTTACACTTTCTTTTCCCCAATTGTATCGAAGACGACCACTTTATTTAGAAGAGGGGCCTCCTTATTCTTGGTCGGCGCAGCGGGTGTTAAGATTCTGCGCGAATGCGGGTCAAAGAGTGTGTGGGCGCGTTTCAGTGCAGATTCCTTCTTAGGGCCATCGCCCGTTGGCTCAATGATGACAGGATGCTCTGCACGAATCTCTGAAATCCTCGAATCAATCAGCCGACCAATGCGGGCATCCAAGTCGGGAAGAACTTGCTCGCGCATGAGTTTCTTCTTATGATACATCATCATTGTGATTTCAGATGCAATCTGTTGCATGCGTGACTTCTTGTCTTTGAAAACGGTCGTATGTTCAATTCCGTGACAGATATCAGGCTTGGCAAGATTCGGCAGGTCCTTGAACTCCTTTTCGAACATCGCAATAATATTGTCGGGAATCGGAGGGGCCTGTTCAATCATACGGTCGAGTTCCGCACGGCAGATTTTCAGAAAATCCATGGAGTCAATACGGTCATTCGGGTGAAGCGATAATTCAACCGCAATTTGGCGCTGAAACTTACCCCATTGAATGGACGCAACGCGATTCGACTCGCTCAGTTGTGCATATCGGAAGAAGTTACCGAGTGTCGTCATAATTCCCGCAATAAGTGAGACACCACCAATGGCAAATTGCGCATATTTCTGATTTTCACGATCATCACCTACAAGTTGCCCCAAGCCAACGGACGCAGTGCCCGTAAGTGTTGTAAGGATAATCACTGGAACGGTCATTCGCATATTCGCCCGCGAATACTGCTTCTCACAGCGATCGTGCAGCCAACGATAGCAAGCAGCAACATCCGCCCACTTTGCCATGAGTTCTTCTTGCTCCTCCGTCCAACCGTTGTGAAACTTTCCCTTACGCACATTCCCTGATAAGTCCTTTACAATAGGACCCGCAGTAGGTGAGTTGGGTGCTGTGGAAGCTGCGCTCGGTGCTGCAGTAGGTGCAGTAGGTGGTGCCACAATAGGAGGAAGGCCAGTTGCGGGTGCAGGCGCTGACATCTACTCTTTACAAAAAAAATCTTTTGAAAGAACGAGAATTTTAGTTAGCATCAACAAATGCCGCCCGAAGTTCAGAATAACTGATAAAGTCCTCAAGTCTGAGGTCAGTCCGTTTCATCTGACCTGTTTTTGTCTTATCAAATGTATTCGAGCTATGAATCACATGAAGAATTGTTTCAGAAGGATTCAATTGAATCATTGGAACTGTGAATCCGCGTAGAAATCGCCTTTCAACCGCGCAGACTTCAGCGGGGTCAAAGAGTTGTTTTTGACTATAGGAGCTCTTCCAAGCAAGTGTACAATTTAGCGCATGCTTGTTATGATACGGTCCTGCACGATGCACTTCGCCTGTTGCTGTTGAATACATATAGACGAGACTTGTTCCAGCCACTTCGCACCATGGATTTGCCGTAAATGCTGCGACGGCGCTTGCAACACGCTCTGGAGGATAATAGTCATCATCATCCATTACGACAAGAATATCGCCACGAGCCTCGTAGACAAGTCGATTCAACTTGGTTCCCATCGGCTGTCGTCCTTCAGAACGAATGTAGCGAATATTGGGAAGACATAAGTCAGTAAAGAATGTTTCTACAGACTCTTCACCATCATCGAGAATAATCCACTCCATATCTTCATGCGGATATGTCTGATAGGCGTACATCGTAATCAGACGAGGCATGAATCGCGCTCGATTCGCAGTGGAGGTAATGACTGATACGCCGACCATTTTCTTACAAAAATATGTGCATATATGTACCTCAAATTTATGCCTTGGCACCACGACCACGACCTCGGCCACCGCGCCCCCTAAATCCGCCACGACCGCGACCTCCACCGCCAGGAGTAAAGTTCCTCGCCTTATTCTTCAGACTCTCTTGATAAATCTTCACCGCTTCGGTTTCTGTAAGCTTCTTGATATCAATCCCATCAGGAACACCTGCAAACTTCTTCTCCTTCAAGTCCTTCTTAAACATATAGATACCATATTGGCTCTTACGGAATTCAAAGGGTCCAAGCACATGAAGAGTTGCGCCCGCCTTTTCACGCAACTTCGTCTCAATCTCCTCCATTGTCTCCGTACCCACAATACTCAACTTAACATCACCCCAGACCACATACACACCAAACGGCCCCTTCTTCTTTTCAACCTTCTTTCCATCAATGGTTCCCACCAAGTCCCCACCCATTTCAACCTTCTTCTTTTCTACAAAGGCTCGCACCATCTCTTCCGTCAGGTCGTCCCACTTCACACCCTCAGGCCAGCCATAGAACTTCGTATTCTCCTTATCGTCCTTATCTTCAATAAGAATCAGCGGCCCCTTCTTTGACTGAACCGCCTTCAGCCCATCTCCAAACTCCTTCTGACGCTCAGAATTGACAACTGCGGATGGCACGGCTTTTAGAGTCTCATAGCGTTCCTTGTACGATGCCCATGTATCGCGCAGTACCTTCTTCCATTCCTCCTCGCCTTCAGCAATCTTGTCCAGCCGCGTCTCCATAAGTGCAGTGAATCCATAGTCAAAGAGGTCACTGAACTTATCAGCACAGAATCCCATGACCCGTTCACCAAGCGGCGTCGGCCCCAGCTTATCCTTCTCCGCACCCATGCTCTGCTCAAAGGTCTCGCGAGTCGCTGGCCACTGATTTGGTACAAGCTTGTAGCGAGTACGCTGAACCTTTTGAGCAGGCTTATTCACCTTCTCTACATATTTTTTGTCTTGAATCGACGCAAGAAGAGCGGCAAAGGTGCTTGGACGACCAATGCCCTTTTTCTCCAGCTCACGAACAAGAGTCGCCTCTGTAAAGCGACCTGCAGCCTTTGTCTCATGCGGATACGCTTCAAGGCTCGACCATCGTAGCACACTGCCTGCTTCAATACCGCTCACCTTCTTCCAGAGTTCAGCTTCTGCATCGGCAGTCTCCTCCTCTTCATCAAGGTTAGCCGT